AATCAAGATTAGCAAAATTCATCCCCTGAACTTCATGGGTATTCTATACCCAGACGAAGAGTTTCGCTTGAGTGAGGCATGGTATGTAAAAAATGTCTCTGCTGAGACTGCTCGCAAGTATGGGGTTCAGGTTGCGGATGAAGAAGTCGGTCTTTGGGTTGAATACTGGAACCCAGAAGAGCACTCCGTCAAGATCAATGGAGATGCCATTCGTAGATCTTACAATGGTGTCTTGAAGTCTTTCGACGGTACAAACTCATTTGGTGAAGTTCCTGTTGTCTATATCGCTCACGAAAGAACTAATGGATTATGGGGAACATCCATGATCCATCCACTAATCGGTTTACTTCGTGAGATCAATGCTCGTGCTGCTGATTACGGCGATGCCGTATCTGATGACTGTCACGAGACATTCGCAATTCGAAATTCCTCGAACCCCAGGATGATAAATGTTGGTGGAAAGAGGCTGCTAGACTTAGGTTCTAATCAATCGGCGGTAGGAATGAACTCTGGTGATCCAGATGTATTCTCATTCTCGGATGCCAAAGCGTCTTCGCCTATGTCTCAGATTACGCAGGATCTATACGATCATCTTCGAAGGGAAATGTACATTCCTAAGGTTGCTGATGGTGAGGACGTAGGATCACAACGATCAGGGTTGACCCTGGCTTTCCGTATGTGGCCTTTGACTAGCCATGTAAGTACAGAGCGTATCTTCTGGGAAAGTGGTCTGAACCATTTTACAAAAGTAATACTTCGCTTTATGAAGGAAAAGAAGATAGCTGGAGTAACCGACGAAATGGCAAAGGCTACAATTAGGCAAGAGTGGTTGCCAATGATGCCACGAGATCGAGAAGCGATGGTGAATGAGGCAGTACAGAGGATAACGAATGGATTAGGCTCACCTCAGGCGATGCTGCGATTGTTAGGTGACGTTGAAAATGTCGCCGATGAAATGAAACTCATCGAGAAATGGAAAAAGTTCCTAGCAGAAGTCGAAGCACCTCCTCAACCTTTTGGCGACCAGGGCGGTAACGTTGGTTCTGGTCAAAAGAAGGCACAACCGTCAAACAAAAAGACGGAAACTTCTCAGACAACGGAGTAAAAAGATAATGCGTACTTACGATTACGAAACCGAAGTGTGGGTTCCCGCCCGAACTTCACTCTTCTCAGATCAAACCGCAGGTCAGGGTGATGGAAATGGTGGTGCAGGGGATGGTGGTAATCCTCCCGCACAATCACAAACACAACCTCAGAACCAAGGAACGAATTGGGAAGCAGCGTACAAAACCCTACAACGCAACCACAATGATCTTCAAGCGAAGTTCACAGGCGTAGAAGGGCAAAATAACAATCTGGCAGCGCAATTAGCCACCCGTGCTAACGAATTTTCTAACGTTCAGACACAGTTACATGCTGCAACAGCAAACATTGAAACACTAACATCGCAGGTAACAGGTTTGGAAAGTGAGAGAGGAAGTTTGGCGGCTACGCTGGAAAGATCAAAGCTCATCATGGGTGAGTTCCCGCAATTAGCAATGTTCGAGGCTCAAGGTTTACTACCAGCAGCCGATAATGTTGATACGATGCGGGATGTGTTTGCTAAGTTTTCCGCTACTATTCAGGGAATACAAGAAAGTGCGATCTCCAACTTGATGGTTGGCGCATCTCCTGAACCAGTAGGCGGAAGTGACGCAGGAGACGGTAAACCCGTCACTATGACTGTAGATCAGGCGTGGCAAAAAGTCGTTCAGCTTTCGGGCGGAAATGACAATGCTGCGTATGATGCTGCATATAAAGAATATCTTGACTTGCTCTCCAATGAGCAGGAAATATCAGGAAACATGGAGTAAATAAAAATGGCTACTGGTGACTTCGATACCTATTATTCGGATAACCCGTGGGAGAACCTCGACAAGAACCAGCGTCAATGGTACGACCCTGAATTGATGCGGATCTGGAGACAGAAAAACGTTTTCTCGCAAACTATCCCCTTCAAGATGAGCAACATGGACGTTCGTGCAAAAACGATGACCGTCTCACAGTTGTTCGATCCTCATGCCAACTTCAATGCACTGGCCTTACGCCAACTGTGGCTACCTGCTGCGCACCTGGATAGCCGATCAATTGACATTACCTTCACCCGCCACGGTGGAAAAGTCGCATACCACAAGTATGATGACTATATCACCTACTGGAAACAGGATGGTGTCAATGGTCTGCGCCGTATCCTAAATGGTGCCCTTGGGTATCACATGGTAGAGGTTCAGGAAATGTTAGCACGTAACGCTTACATCTCCGGTGCTTTGACTGGTGGTTTCAATATGATGAGTGGTGGTGGCGCAGACTTCTCTGCGATCTCAACGTCTGACAAGTTTGACATTCGGGATGCGATGGACATCTGGCTCGGTATGAGCTATCGTGACGTTCCTCAAGCCCAGGGTGTCAACGGTGCTGGCGCATCAATCATCTGCTACACCTCCCCTGGTGTGATCTACGACATTCAGGGCGACACGAATTATACTGGCGTTGCTCAGTATGCTGATCCTTCCCGCTTGCTCAACTACGAAGCTGGATCGTATAAGAACGTTCGTTTCGTCCAGACCCCCCGTGCGACCCTCTGGAACTGTGGTGATCTTACCGCTCAAGCCACTGTTTCCTCAGCGATTACCGCTGGAGACGGTGCGCCTGATCCCGCAACTACAAAAGTTGATGGAACTTACGCCACTGGTCAAGATGGTGCTACGCACTATATCCAGTTGGGTGCAACAAACACATGGTCTGCTGGTTCTGCAACGGGCATGGCTGCTTTCGTTGCTGGAGACATCATCACCCTGCACACCCTGCGAACCGCATCTTACGGCATCACCAACGGTGTCAACTTCCAAGATGGTACGCTGCACAATCGGCGCATTATCTCGGTAGACGCTGGCAATCTCCGACTGACCCTGGATCGCCCGATTATGTTGGACTTCTCCACTGACCTTGGCTCATCTGTTTATGCCTACGTCACTAAGGGACGACATATCCATACGAGTATCTTCGTTGCTGCTCCGACTGGTATTGTCGCTGGTGTCGCCCAACCTCCTCGGTTCCATACCCCTCCGCCCGTAGATGACTTCAACAGTATCTATCGGTTCAGTTGGGATGACTACATGGGCTATCAGCTATTCAACCCCGACGTGTTCGAGGTGATCTTCTCTGCTGGTACAACCCGTGTTAAGGGCGATGCGGTGGTGCAGTAAATGACCACTCTCGGAGAGTTCGTTGAGCGTGTTCGCCGTGCCGTTGATGATGAGATCGTCGTAGGGGAAGATCCGTTCTACTCTACCGATCTCCTCACTGACGCTATTGCTGCGGGCCATAAGGCAGTATTGCCATGGCATCCAAAGCTGGCTACCACAACTCTGACGGAAGATGGAGTGTTAGCGGGAGTATTCCCGCTACCCTCCGACTTCTATGGAATTGATGGCCTCCGAGACAATGAGAGCGGTAAGTTCTTGCCTTCTGTAAAAATGAGGGCACAGGACTATCTTGGCGAAGGTGTCACGGGGAATGAGTTCTACTTGTATCCCCAAGGTTACTTGACGCTTGCTGTAGAACCAGATAGTGGTGACGAGTTCTCCATGTTCTACAGGGCATATTGGTCGGTTCCATCCGTCTCTAGTGGTACAGGATCCGAAATGGAGATCCATGAGTACCTCGAAGATGCTCTGCTGTTCTACTGCTGTGCTTATGTGCTCGCTCCTGAGGGCGTAAGTTCGGCAAGTATCCGTCAATGGAACACACGTGCTGATAGCGGCAATCCTGAACATAATCCTGTAGCTGAACGATCAGAGTTCTTCATGAGGATGTTCGAGGCTGCTGTAAAACGTCACAGTGCTCATATCCCAGGTGAAACATGACGATGATCATTGATCAGATCCTTACAACTCTGCAAACTCACCTTATCGAGAAACTACAAACTAATGTCGATGAAACGGATGACACTTATGCAGATATAGTAAAGATCGGAAGGTTCCAAGAGAACCCGAAACGTAAGAACGTTCACATTGCGATCTCTCACGGAGATCCAGAGAAACCTGAGTGGAAGGATGAAATTGCCCACGGAAGTGAGAGCAGTACCGTCCAGTTCAGTGTTCCGCCTCGTGAAATAGGCGGTGGTGAAGCATGGTGGCGTAAAGGTATAGTGGACTTCGGTGCGTACTACCTGAACAATGTCAATGAGGACACAGCAAGGGAAAACGCATACGATCTTTTCGGCAGGATACAGGCCAACATAAAGAACTGTACTGTATCTCACTTAACAGATGACTTCAACGAGCACGCTTTTATGCTCTTCCTAGCAGGATCAGAGATCTCCCCCACTGGTGGTGGAGGAAAATGGATCTGGCGTGGCAAAGTGCATTGGCAATGCTTGACTTTCAAGGAGTAACAAAATGGCAGTTTCCGCACAAGCTGGAACCTTAGGGTTCGGCGCACAAACTGGCAAGGGCAGCGTAGCAACTACATGGTATCGCCACCGTGCTAGTGACGTTGATCTTGCCTCTCTGGACGATCAGCGAACTGGCCCTCCCGAAGTTGGCGGTCAACCGATGCCAACAATCCCCTATAAGGGCGGGGTTGCCGTCGCTGGTGGTGCCATTATCAATCCTCGTCTTGAGGATACCTTTGGCTGGTTGCTGTATGGTGCAATGGGATCTGTGGCTACTACCTCTAGTGGTGGCGTTTATACACATGTCTTTGCACCTAGTACATCCTCGCCAGAGTTTGTCCCATGGATGAGTTTCCGTAAGCACGTAACGGGCTTAGATGCAGATCTCTCAAAAGATCTTGGCGAGATCTATCAGGACTGTAAACTGGCTGGACTGGTTTTCAATCTTCCGAATGATGGATTAATCTCCGCCCGATTGGATGCGCTTGGACGTATCCCGTCTTACGATGAAGCCCCCTCCGCTTGGACATGGACTAATAGCTTTGAGGATTACGAAAGTTTACCGATCGGTGTATGCACTGGTGGCTATATCAAGGTTCCTTCGTTCTCCGCAGATGCTTTACCCGTTGTCAGTGCGACTGTGGGTATCGTGAACCAACCTTTACCGATGAACCGTGAACGTGTTTATGGTTCTCCGTACATGCGTGACATTACCATTGTTGGTCGTCAGCTTTCAGTTGATCTGATCTTGCAATGGGAAGATCCCGCACTGTATCGTGCCATTCATACCGGATCGAGTTCAGGTGCATCAGCTTGGTCTTGTGATCCATTTACAACGGATCTCCAGATCGTTGCGATGTCTCCTGGTAACATGACTGGACAAAGCGTTCCTTGGTCACTGACCTTTGACGCTGCCGAGATCATGCTGTCGGTTCAGGGTGGTATCCGATTGGCTGGCAATGACGCAGTTATGCTGCGATTGACAGGTGTGGCATTGGCTCAAGCTGACGCTGCCGACTACGCAAGTTTCACTCTCAAGAACTTGGTGTCTGCATATACTTGGCCTTCCTAACCTGAACCCTGGT